GTGATGCGCCCGCTGATTGTGTTTATCGCCCTCGTTGCGATAGGGGCGTTTTTCTTTCAGAACTATGTGCTCCCTGTGGCGCAGGCCAAAATGTGGACACTGCTTTATTCCGTGAGGCAGAAATCACCTGAATTGGAAATTCCCGAAGGGGTGTTCTACGACCAGATTCCCGGCTATAATTTCTATGTGGAGGAGAAGGACCGCGAAAGCGGCACTTTGTTCGACATGATGATTTATGACGTGTCGCGCGGTTTCGAAAACGCTCGCATTATTTTAGCCGATTCGGGGCATCTGAAACTTGCCGACGACAAAGAGCACCTGTTCCTGCAACTGCATTCGGGCGAGCAGTTTGAAAACCTGCGTGAAAACAGTGCCGGTGGAAATTCGCAAAACCAGCCCTACCGCCGCGAATCGTTCAAGCTCAAGGAGATATTGCTGAAGTTTGATGCCAATTTCAACCGCATGGATGAAAGCGGCATGCGCAACCAGTATGTGGGGAAGAACATAAGCCAGCTGCGTGCCACGATTGACTCGGTGACCCTGCGTGTGGATTCGATCGGTGCGGGATATGCCCGCGACATCAAGGAGCGCGATTATATGCGGGTGCCTTACTGGCGCGAACGGGTGGTTGACGGCAACCGTGTGAAAATGAAGCAGCAGCCGGTGGCTATGGAAGCTCCGCTCGACATGGATTCTCTTTTTTATAAGGAGAAGCCTGCAATGGTGGCCTCCTATCTGTCGCAGGCATTGTTGAAGGCTCAACGGGTGAAGCAGGATTATGAGTTCAAAAGCTATGCCATGGATGCTGACCGGGAGACCATACGCCGCCACGGCATAGAGATGCAGAAAAAATTCACCCTCTCGTTTGCCTGCCTGATATTCTTCTTTATCGGCGCCCCGCTCGGTGCGATTATACGCAAAGGGGGGCTTGGCACCCCGCTGGTGATTTCGGTGATACTGTTTATCATCTACTATATCATAGATAACACGGGCTACAAAATGGCCCGTGACGGGAAACTGGAAGTGTGGATGGGTATGTGGCTGAGTTCTGC